CGTCAAGCGGGAAGCCGCCAAGAAGGGCAAGAAATAGCACATGGCCGACCCCACAGGCATCAACACGGCAGGCAAAGTCGCCAACGTCGGCTCTAACCCGCCCAAAACGTCAGGCGATGACGGCGACAAGATGGCGACCATGCGGTCGCGCCTGCAAATGGCGCAGGCTGCGTACTCTGACAGCCGCGAAGATGAACTGGACGACCTACGGTTTATGGCAGGATCGCCAGACAACCAGTGGCAATGGCCTGCCGACGTGCTGTCAACGCGCGGAAGTGTGCAAGGGCAGACAATTAACGCACGTCCCTGCTTGACAATTAACAAACTACCGCAGCACGTCCGTCAAGTTACGAACGAACAGCGTCAAAACCGGCCTAGCGGCAAGGTAATTCCGGCTGACGACAACGCTGACGTAGAAGTTGCAGAGATTTTCAACGGCGTTATGCGTCATATTGAGTATATGTCGGACGCCGACGTTGCGTATGACACAGCTTGCGACAACCAAGTTACCTACGGCGAAGGCTATATTCGCCTGATAACTGAGTATTGCAACGAAGACAGCTTCGACCAAGACATCCGCATTATGCGCGTCCGTAACTCGTTTAGCGTCTACATGGACCCTACGATCCAAGACCCATGCGGCGCAGATGCTGAATGGTGCTTTGTTACCGAAGACATTCTGAAATCCGACTATGAGCGTATGTTCCCAGACGCGGCGCCTATCTCGACGCTCATGTCGCAAGGCGTTGGCAACGAGAGCATGGCGCAGTGGTTGGCTGAAGACACCATCCGGATCGCGGAATACTTCTACAAGGCTTACGAAAAAGCTACGCTGCACCTGTACCCAGACAATCAGACAGCTTTCAAAGGTACGCCGCAGGACAACAACTTGCAGGCGATGTTTGGCAAGCCTATCCGCACACGCGAAGTAGACCGCCAGAAGGTTATGTGGATGAAAACCAACGGTTTTGACATCCTCGACGAGCGTGAATGGTCTGGCAAATGGATTCCTGTCGTCCGCGTCGTCGGTAACGAATGGGAAGTCGAAGGCCGTATGTACATCTCTGGCCTTGTGCGTAACGCCAAGGACGCCCAGCGGATGTACAACTACTGGACCAGCCAAGAGGCAGAAATGCTGGCGCTGGCCCCTAAAGCGCCGTTTATCGGCTACGGCGGCCAGTTCGAAGGCTACGAAAACCAGTGGAAGACAGCCAATACGACCAACTGGCCGTATCTGGAAGTCAACCCTGACGTTACAGACGGCGCTGGAGGCGTTCTACCGCTGCCACAACGCGCACAGCCACCTCTACCCCAAACAGGTCTTATACAGGCTAAAATGGGCGCTGGAGAGGACATCAAGGCCACTACAGGCCAATATGACGCATCGCTGGGCCAACAGGGCAACGAGCGGTCGGCTAAGGCTATTGTCGCACGCGAAAAGCAGGGCGATGTCGGCACGTACCACTACGTTGACAACCTTGCGCGCGCCATTCGTCATATCACACGCCAAGTTGTCGATATGATCCCTAAAATCTACGACACGCAGCGCATCGCGCGCATCATCGGCGTTGATGGCGACGTGAGCATGGTTAAGTTTAACCCAACGCAGCCAGAGCCTGTCAAGGAAGTCCGCGACATGGAAACTGGTGGTTTGATCGAAAAGATTTACAACCCCGGCGTGGGTACATACGACGTTATGGTCACAACTGGCCCCGGCTACATGACCAAGCGTCAAGAAGCACTTGATGCCATGAGCCAGATTTTGCAGTCCAACCCGCAGCTTTGGTCGGTTGCAGGCGATCTGTTCATTAAGAACATGGATTGGCCCGGCGCGCAGGAAATGGCGGAACGCTTCAAGAAAATCCTTGACCCGAAGGTGCTGTCTGAAGGCGACCAATCGCCTGAGATGATGGCCGCGCAGCAGCAAATGCAGGCGATGACTGAAGAACTGAACCGTATGACCTCCATCATCGAGAATGTTCAGGACAGCGTCGCGCAGCGCGAAGTGGACATCAAGGAATACAAGGCTCAGGTAGACGCCTACGACGCTGAAACAAAGCGTATTACGGCGATGCAAAATAGCATGACACCTGAGCAAATTCAGGATATTGTCATGGGTACGATTGCAGGCGCACTGGATACAGGCGACTTGATCGGCGGCTCACCAGAAATGCGTGAACAGCCCATGATGAACGAAGAAATGCCTCAACAGCAACCAATGCCAGAAATGGGCGGTATGGAAGGTATGCCTGAAATGCCACAGCAGCCACCGATGCCGCCTGAAGGACCGATGCAATGACCGTAAGCCTTAAACATATCTTTCAGTCAGCTAAAACTGACAGCACCGACACAACGCTTATTCAGCCGTCCAACTGGAACGAAGAGCATGAGTTGACGCTTGCCACCAATAAGGTGCTGGGCCGCGCTACGGCTGGCACAGGCGCTGCGGAAGAACTCAGCGTCGGTACGGCTTTGTCGGTAACTGGCGGCACACTGGCTGTTACTACCGTGCCTGCTGCCAACGGCGGTACGGGGCTAACTTCGCCCGGCACTTCAGGTAACGTGCTTGTAAGTGATGGCACGGCGTGGACATCTGCGGCTTTGTCAAGCGCCGTATCATACCCACAAAACATTCAATCTTCCGATTATACGCTGGTGTTGGGTGACGCCGGCAAGCAGATATTTCACCCTGCGTCTGACGCTAACGTCCGCACATATACGATCCCCGCCAACTCCAGTGTTGCGTTCCCTATTGGGTCGGTTGTGCTTTTCACCGTAGAAAACTTTGGTACTCAAGTTAATGTGGCGATTACTAGTGATACGCTAGTTAATGGAAACGGTCTAACAGGCACCCAAAGCGTACAGCCAAACAACACGCTGATGTGCATAAAAGTTACTGCAACAAAGTGGATGGCTAACTATCTATATCAAACAGATGCACGAAGCCGTTTTCAGCTTGCAATAACATCCCTCACAACATCGCCTCGTATCCGAGTATATTCTTGGGATAGCGGCACGGGTTACGGCGAGACCTACCCAAGCCCAGCAACACTACCTGCGGGCAGCGCAAACGGCGTAGCGTTTTCACCTGCCGGCGATACCATCGCTGTAGCACACAGTTCAACCCCCTTTGTCAGCGCGTATCCTTGGTCTGTTGCTGGGTTTGGCACTAAATATGCTAACCCGGCTACATTGCCCGCGGGTACAGCTACCAGCGTTGCGTTTAGCCCTACGGGAGACGCTATTGCAATTGCCCACGCCACAACCCCCTTTGTCAGCGCGTATCCTTGGTCTAGCAGCGCCGGGTTTGGCACTAAATACGCCAACCCAGCAACGCTTCCCGCAGGTCAGGGTAACGGGATTGCGTTTAGCCCTAGTAACGATGCTATTGCAGTTGCTCACGCTACAACGCCTTATGTCAGCGCCTACCCTTGGAATAGCGGAACTGGCTTTGGGACTAAATACACTAACCCCGCTACGCTTCCTGCTGGAAACGGCTCAAGCGTTGCGTTTCACCCTGCGGCAAATGCGGTTGTCATAGGTCATAGTTTAAGCCCGTATATCGCGGCCTATCCTTGGAGCAGTTCTGGGTTTGGTACTAAGTACGCTAACCCAGCAACGCCACCAGCGGATACTGCTAATGGCGTAGCTTTTTCACCTGCTGGCGACGCCGTTGCAAGCGCAAACACAACAGGCGCCCCTTCCACTGTAAACGCATGGCGTTGGACTTCTGCGGGCTTTGGCACCCTAGTTGCTCCTCTTTCAGCGCCTCCCGGCGCGGCTTACGGAGTAGCGTTTTCGCCAACGGCTGACGCGATTGCCGTAGCTCACGCGGTAAGCCCTTTTATCTCTACTTACGCTTGGAGCGCGGCTGGCTTCGGCAATCTATACACCGGCCCAAGTTCTTCCGCAGTACCAAATACCGGCACTAGCGTCGCGTTTAACGCAACTTTTTAAGAAAGATTTTTTATGATTTACACCCAACTCAGCGACGAATACAAATATGATACCCTTGCTGAAGCTATGTACGGGCGCGAAATTGAGTATTTTCATTACGACTTTGACCGCAAGAACTTTGAGCATTTGCTGGCAAATGCCACCGACAACGAATTTGCGGCCAACGTAGCGGAAAGACTTAACGATACTGCCAAGCAAATGGGCAATGTAGCAGCAATCATAGCTGCGCTAAAAGACCAGATCGAAGACCAAGCAGCCTACGATGCGGCTGTTGTACGTGTAACCGCCAAGCGGGAAGCAAAGGAAGCAGAATAATGTGGTATGTCCAAGCCCAAGGCGACACCTTTATACGGCACATCTTTGATGCAGAGCCGACGCAGTGGGACGCGGACAACTACTGCTATGTCCGTCGGCTGACGCCTGAGCAGGCCGCGTATTTTGGTGTTCACAAGAAGCAGATCGTCACACCACCATATTACGATCCGGCCACACAGCTTCTTGAAGAAGGCGCAGCCGTACTGGTCGATGGCGTCTGGACGCAGAACTACATCGTGACAGACCTTGACGCAGACGCATCAGCGGCAAAGGTCGGCGCACAGTGGGATGTCATTCGTGCTGAACGTAACAAGATGTTAGCTGCCTGCGATTGGACGCAGCTACCTGACGCTTCGGCAGACGCTGCTGCATGGGCTACATACCGTCAAGCCTTGCGCGACATAACCAGCCAAGCTAACCCATTTAACATCGTATGGCCTGAAGGAATACCGGCATGAGTTGCGCTGACTTTATAGGTACATTGTTTCTGGCGCGCGATGTGGCTCATTCGACGCACCTGAACACGCGCAGTTACGCAAAACATAAAGCGTTGCAGAAATTCTACACTGGTATCATTGACTTAGCAGATGATTTTGCTGAGGCATACCAAGGCAAATACGGCCTTATCGGCCCTATTTCGCTCATGTCGGCTAAGAAGACCAACAACATTGTCGAGTTTCTTGAAGGTCAAGTAGACGAACTGATGGAAATGCGGTATAAAGTCGTCGATAAGGAGTGTACCCCACTCCAAAACATTATAGATGAGATTTTTGGGTTGTATTATTCAACCTTGTACAAACTGAAATTTTTGGCTTAGGATAATACGTATGGCTGCTACTTTTGTATCTCTGACTGCCACCGCGCAAGTCAAAGTTGGACTCGGTAAACTGAAGGGTATTTTTGTATCTTCAGGTACCTTGCCAACTGTTGCTGTGTACGACAGCGCAACGGCGTCTACCAGCGATCCAATTATATTAAACACTTTTACTTCAGCCACCCCCGGACTCTATACGTTTACCGGCGACGATGGCGGCGTAGGTTTTAGCAAGGGTTTGTATGTCGTTCTTGGCGGCACAACACCCAAGGCAAGCATTTTTTACGAGTAAACCTTACTCAAAAAACCGTACTGGTGCGGCACATCAGGAACTCCATAGGAGTTAAACATGGACGAACTAGTCCCCGAAGTAGCGGATGCCTCCGCGCCAGAACTCGAAGCCACGGCAGCAATCGAGCCTGTAGAAAACACGACGCCGGAAACGCCTGCTGAACAGGAAGCAAATAAGTCCTTCACACAAGAAGAACTTGATGCAATTGTTGGCAAGCGCCTCGCAAGAGAACAGCGCAAATGGGAGCGCGAACAGGCTCAAAAAGCAGAGGAAATGCAGGCCCGCCAACAAGCGGTGCATGACATAACCCCTGAACAATTTGAGACTTATGAGGATTACGCAGAGGTTTTGGCCGAACGTAAAGCCGAAGAATTGCTGGCACGGCGGGAAACTGCCCGACAGCAAGCTGAGTTGCAGGATGCCTACCATGACCGTGAGGAAGCGGCGCGGGACAAGTATGATGACTTTGAACAAGTCGCTTACAACCCCAACCTTCCAATTACGGATTTCATGGCGCAAAGCATCCAAGCGTCAGACGCAGGCCCAGACGTTCTATATTATCTCGGCTCAAATCCGAAAGAAGCTGATCGTATCGCCCGCCTAGCGCCAATTTTGCAGGCAAAAGAAATTGGAAAAC